ACATCTTTCCCTTTAGAAAGAGAAGCAAAACTTTTTACTACTTTATCAATTTCTTTTTTTAATTTTTGAAATTCAGAAGTTGCTTTTTTGGTTTGAAAAGCAGAATTTACATCTTTCATAGCATTATGGAGACCCTTAATGTTTCCCTCAAGCTTTTTAACCTCTGAACTATTCCTAACAGAATTTTTTAGCTGCATAATCATATTTAATTGTCTTTCAGAAATAGACATTTCGAGTCTCCATTATTGTTCTTTAGGTCTCATTTCCTCATCCGCAATAGATCTTTCAGAAAGAACAAAAAGTCTTATATCGAAAAAGAACAAACTTTCATCAAGAAGATTTTTTGCAGTTGGTAAACATCCAGTCCTTTCTGACCAGTCAATAAGCTGAATTAAAAAAGAAGCTTGTTCTGAAAGCATTGACTTAGGGCATCCCGGAGTTCTGTATTTCCCTAAAACAAACTCGGCACTTTTTCCAAATCGGACAACCCCACCGCAAGCAGGGCAAATAAACTTTGAGCCTTTCTCGTCTGCCTCAGTAGCTCTAAAGGGAACATCTCCACACTTGTCACATACCCCCGGTTTTTGCCATCCACAATTCCGATCCTCTTTCAGCGTTCCTGTTGGTGTTTTCTTGCTTGAACAAAATTCACAATCAAAAGTTTGAGGATTTTTAATATACTGAAGAGCCACACCCCACCTCACTGCGAGACGCAACTCTTCAATCAGTCCTGGCCAGGAGTGCTCTCTCCCTTAATAAAATCTGCAATATCTCCCCTAAGCTCTGAAGAAATCTTATTCAAATTCTGATCCATAAAAGAGACAAATTTTTGTTTACTAACATTCGAAGGAACATTCACCCATTCAATTTCTGTTCCATCATCATAAAAAAAGTTTTTCCAACCAACCAATCCCTGTCTTAGGATTTCTATTTCCTGAGTACCAGCCCGAAGAAGCTCTTCTCTTTTTGCTCCAAATCCTTTTGCAGAATAGACTTGATCGCTTATTCTTGCAGACATATTGACATCAAGAAATTTACAAAAGAAAACAAGTCTTTCCTCAACAGGAATATCTTCCTGTCCTTTAGGTTCAAATTCTTGTGCCTGATTTGGCCTTAATCCAAAAAGCTTTCCCATTTCTAAATCTCCTTTCAAGTTTGGTGAAGAGATAAAGTATTTATAAAAATCTCTAATGTTAAATAAAAAAGCAAACTAGAATCTAAGAAACAAGTTAAAAGTTAATATAGAAAACCATCCCTTTTCAAAACAAATCTTTTTAAAAAAGCAAAGCCAGTACGTATTGTCCAAATGCAAGAAAGAAAAAGGGAATCCAGAAAGGAACTAATAAGGAAAGACACACAAGTCTCATTCATAACTCCCTCCTTTCTTTCTGAAGAGGTAGGAGGAGAGAGGGGGTTAAAATACCTCTCTCCCAATAGGACCAGTTAGGAAAGGTAACCTCTTGTTAAAAACTTATACATAAGGAACATTCGACACGATAGTGATTCTCATTTCTGGAATATCATTAGTATCATCCCAAAGAGCAACATAGGGCATATCGGGAAGAATGATTTCTTCACCAGTAGCAGTTGGAGTAGTTCCAGTAAACTCAATATTAGGCTGACGGATTGTCAACGAGTACTGTGAAGCACTATTTCCAAGAGCTGTTGTGCTGATATACTCTGGAGAAGCAAAGGTCACTACCAAATTAGCAGCAGTGCCATTAATGAATTTGCGATAAAAATCAAGATCGTCAAATTCAGTATTTATAATTCCCTCAACATTTCTTCTTTGTTCGGGAAGCTTACTTCTAACCTTCTTGCCAAGATGATATTTTTCTCCATATAGGTTATTATTCCAAGTACAACTCCAACCTATAAGATCTGCAGAAGCCCCATCTAAGGTAAGAGATCCTTCAAAAACAGAAAGAGGTTCAAGATCGAAGTAAGACGCATTGGTTGCAGCCTTGATTGTTTCAAAATACCAAGTATCACCAGCAACAAGGGCTGTATCGTCTGGGAAGAATATCGTAAATCCAGAATCAACATTCGCTCCAGTTCTAACTTCAGTAGCATCTGTCGCAGAAGTCGTTGTGGTATTGCCATAAGTGCCGCTTACTGTTTTCTTAAATTGAACAGTAGCGGTCCCTGGCGCACCTCCCGTCACAACCTGCACATAAAAGCGAACGGAGTCACCTGCATCTGAGCCGATATAGTCTCCCCAGAGGACAGGCAAGGCTTTTGTGTTTGTGTATTCAAAATTAAACCAAGTATAACTAGATGAAATTATGTCTGTAGCTACAGAATGATTTAATGTTGTGCTTTCTGCTGCCGGACTTGTATAATCTGCAAGCTGGCAATCAATATAAGTAAGATCATTGAGATAATCGACCAACCCACCAACTTTCTGCAAGTTATATACTGTTCCAGTCAAAGGATCAACATAAGGCTCATTGATATTATGAACAATGTCCTCAGAAGTTCCATCAATTGCAAGTTCAATTGTATAATTTGTTGAATCAATCGCAAGAGTTGCGTTTGAATTTTCTCCAGTATAACGGATTTTAAAAGCATTCTTTGCGTTTCCGACATTCGAAGAAGCAGCAGCAGGGAGTCCAGCGGTTGTTCCGCCTTTAGCCATAATGCCAAAGGTTCCCATAAAGAACTCTTCGGCTGCATTCAGCTCCATCGTATTAACTTTTCCTCCAGAATACGTAAAAGCAGCAATGTCTCTCCCGACTTCAATGGACATACCTGCAGGAAGAGTTGATGCTCCCTGAATTTGGTGAGAATACACACCCCATTCAGTTCCAACAACCCATCTATCATTTGGAGTCTTTAGAATATCAATATTTGCACATTCTTCTAGGCAATTACTGTTATCTGTACCCGCCAGATAATCACTTGCATGAATCGTTGTCTGCCATACTCCTTGAGTAGCTTGATAAGCACTCCAGCAGACAAGATTTGCATGTGTGTTTATAGCTGCCATAACCTCTGCTATTGTATCATAAGAACCACTTGTCAAATCAAGAGTTAAATCTGCTCCTACATCCATATCAATAGCAAGCTGAGTAGCAACTCCAGCAGTATGAGTAATTGTCAACTCGCATTTCGTTTCAGCGTTATTGGTACACTCAATAACGAATGCTGTGTCAGTCCTGGTAGTCGTAACCTCTCCAAGCGCATGCTTGAATAAGGTTTCGTACCCTCTTGGAGAAATTTCGGTTTCTATATCTCCTCCAGCAGCCTCGACTCCAGTAGCCCTCTTATGGACAGCACGATCAGAACGCAATGCTCCAGAAATTAATGATCCAATCTCTGAACCAATTGTCTCACTATTTACCTCGACAAAATTATCAGGCGTTTGTTGCAAGCAGCCAAATTCACCTTCTTCAGCAAATCCGAGTTGTGCTCTGGCTCCAACTGCGGGACCAACATATAGTGACATATAGTTCCACCTCCTTCCAAAGGCTTAGGAAGCTTACTCTTTTTTCTGTACTTCCAAAGAACAATTTATATTTCTTCCAATTCCCCTCTAAAGTCTTTCTTATAAGAATTCCTACCAATTCTTTCAAGGCAGACTATCTTGCTATAGAAGTCGAATAAAGCTTTTTAACCAAAAGGCTAATGACTCCGCCAGCAAGAATCCTACTTGCTTTTTGTCTCGGAACCCACCTCGTTCCTGTAATCTGAATCCCAAGCTTTGGAACAAATTCATTTAAAGTTACATGTCTTTTTAATAATTCAGAAATTTCCCAAAGAACATATGTTATTTCATTTCTTTTTGTTTCTTCTGTCAAATCACAATGATAATACCAGATCTCAAGATTAATATTTATTGTATATTTCCTTCTGGTCAAGTTCTGAGAAGCTCTAAGGTCATCATTTGATCCAGTACAAATAACAGCAAAAGAAGGAGTTTTTGGATTCACAACATCTTCTTCGTAATAATTTCTTATTTCTCTGTTATTTTCAGAAGAAAAAAGCTTAAGAACTTCAATGCAATTAAGAACTGCATTTCTAAAATAATTATTTTCTCCTCTGAAATCAATAACAGCCATTATCCCCTCCCATAAAGACTTTCTATTCTTTTATCAACTTCGTTAAAAAGAATATCAAGAAGATATTCTTCTCCTGATTCCTCAAAATCAAGCAATCCTCCTTCTGGAATAATGCCTCTCCTTTCTAAATAAGAAGCAAAGAACCCTGGATAAGAACTGTCAAAAACATCTATGTCTATGCTATATGAGAACATTCCATTTTTAATCGCAACTCCAGAAGTACCGCCCCTTCCTTTAAAAAACCCTCCAAGATCCTTTTCCACTGTAGGTTCTTTAGAATTCCTAAGATCATTAATAAAAGTAGCCGTTCTCCTTCCAACTCTTGGATTATTAAGAACTTTATCTTCTGATCCATTATAAGTAGGAACAGATCGCCCATTCTTGTTCATGGACTTTCTCCATTGCTGAGTCTTCTTGTTTACATTATACCTTGTAATCTTTGTGGCCCTTTGTCTCATAAGTCTCTCTAGCGCATCAGAAACAGATGTCCACACTCCAGGAGGAAACTCGCTAAGGTCTCTAAGGATTTTTCTCCCAACAGTAAGATCTTCAGGGGTATACGTAATTTCAAATTTACAATCAAAAAGCATAATTATCTTTCATATTGTTTATTTTTAGAGTCTGGTATTTCATCAATATCAAGAACGCCTTCCCCGACTTTTTTAACGCCAACTTCTGTAATCAGAGAAGATCTAGATTTCCAAATCGGACCTCTTCCTCGACCAGAAATATATTCAACAAGTTTTTCTTCTGCTGCTTTTTTCCACATTTCAACAAGAGATTCATCTCCCGTAGGTGACATACAAGCATAAATCGAATTAAAAATTTCGTATGCAGCAAGTCTAGAACAGGCATAAGAAATTGAATCTGGAAGCTCTACGCTCGTGCTATCGTAAAAAGAAACATTACTTAACCCACCATAGACTCTTTCGAGACTTGAATTTATATATTTTGTTGCATCAACAATGAATTCATGACCATCATCCTCACTCATATCTGAAGCGGCGGTTACATAATACTTATCACCAGATACAGCAAGACCACTCCAATTTGCAATCGGAACAGTAAATTTTCCAGAAGCAATAAATTCTTCATTGATGTTTCCAGAGCCAAGATTTCCCACTATGTCTCCAGAAACATCAAAAGAAGTAGAATCTACAAAGGAAAAAGTATATGTTTCATGATCTGCAAAAGAATCTAAAAAAGACACACCGCTTAAAGCAATTGTCCCTGAATTATCCGAATCCATCTTAAGATCTCTATAGGCATCAGAAAACCT